CAAGAATCCCAACGGTTCTAGGGGAAAATCCAAAGCTGCTGATTTGGAGTTCGATGCCACCCAACCCCCACCCAAGCTGAGCGCTCGGGTTCGAGCACGCAAGAACGCACAATTGCGTAGACTCATTTGGGAGTTGAGTGAAGAGTTGCCTGATGTGGCGACTCGTGAGGATAAGCCTGTGGTTGTTTTGCAACCCAAGGAAGTGGTCGCTGCGGCAGCAGCACCCCGGGAGGAGGTGGAGGAGTCCACCCCGTTGCCCGTGGCTAGTGAGAGCCAGAAGTCCCGGACTGATGTGTCCCCCCTCGCCAGTGCGGGCTCACCACCCACTGAAGTAGTTGCTGTTACTACAAATACAGCCGTCTCAGCTAGGCGTGTCACATTTGACCCTGAAGACGAAGACGTGCCTCACCCTAACCCCACCACTGAGGTTAGTGGTGAGATGTACGCACCCGCGCCCACTTCGCACTTCCTCGCTTTGGGTGGTATCGTAGCCGGTACCACTGTGGCGACCGTGAAGTCAGCTGTGCTCATCACCTTGTTCCATGTTGCATTGCCAATCTTTGCCCCCGCGTTAGCCTACGAGGGTTGCACGAGGTTGTACAAGCACTTCACGAGGGATGATGTACACTTTCCTAGCATTGAGCAGGACGTCGCCGCCATGTCGGATAAATGGCAGGTCGATCGTGAGCTCCTCGCTGTGCTCATCTTGGCTGCACAGTGTGAGGAGCGCACTGTGGTCCTTGAGCGCACGTTGAAACGTACTGCTATGCAATGGATCTCGTCGAAGCGCAAGACATGGTCACCAACTGTTGTGGCTGACAATGTCCACCGAGGTGTTACTCTCGCCATGGCCTATGCCGGTGCAGAGGACTCCTCTCGATCGTGGTTTGGATCGAAGTTGGGCTACGGTAACATCTGGCGTGCTACCGAGGTCGCTCGCGGGCGACTCGGTAACGGCCGGGCGTTGCCAGTAGCCTGACGGGGCGCCGTCACCGTGGATTGTATCTGTTGTGGGGAACACAAGGAACTCGAGGAACTCGATGAGGGTTGCTCGATTACCCGAATCCCCATCATCCACGGTGACGAACACAAAAGACACCTGGTCCGTGTCTTTCTCCCAACAATAGAGGGAGTTTACAAACCGACCGTGCACTACGACTGCGTACACAACCAAGTCCAGTCCATCCGTAACAGGGTGTGTGGGGTAGTGCCCAAACCCACTAGCCTGGGTAAAGAGATGCTTCGCAAAGCCGTGAAGCAAATCACCACTTACCTTCAACCAACCATTCCAGATGACATCTATGACCTGTCCCGCCGCCACGTCGGTTCCAAAGCCGAACGTTATAAACGAGCCGCGGATATGGTCACAATCGCTGGGGTGTCCAAAGTGGACGCCTCGATCAAGATGTTCATCAAGGCAGAGCGGTTTAATCCGCTCGCTAAGACCAATCCAGACCCGCGAAGCATTCAGTTCCGCGGGGCCCGATTCAGTGTTTGTCTAGCAATGTACCTGCGACCCATTGAGGAGCAGATTTATCAATTCAGTCGCGCGAGCGACGGCGTCCCCCACACTAGAAATGTAGCCAAGGGACTCAACGCCGTCGATCGCGCCACTCTGCTTGTTGAGAAGGCAAAGCCGTTTAGGCGGCCCGTCTTCCTGACGCTTGATGCGCAACGCTTTGACAAACACATCGCCCAAGATCATTTGAAGGCGGAGCACTCGGTTTACTTAGCCAGTAACCCGGACCCCATGTTCCGCCGACTCCTTAGTTGGCAGCTTGTCAACAAATGTTTCACAACCTTGGGCGTACGCTATACCACGAAAGGGCGACGCATGAGCGGCGACATGAACACAGCGATCGGCAATATTGTGATAATGTTGCTGATGGTCATGGCTGTGATGCGATTCATGTTGCAGATTCTGAAGTGGGATGTTTTGGATGATGGGGATGATTTTGTCCTCATCGTTGAAGAAGATGATGTCGACCATCTCATGGCCGAACTGCCAGGAAGATTCCTGGAGTTTGGAATGGAGATGAAGATGGATAGCCCGGCTAGGGGCATTCATGAGGTTGAGTTCTGTCAGTCAAAGATCATTGAGTTTGCTATGGGCAAATACAAATTCGTTCGTGATTTTAGGACGGTGATAAGCAGAGCCACCTCCGGCGTTCGCAACTGGGACAACCAATCATATCGTAGCCGGACCATCCACGCAATTGGTACTTGCGAGTTGGTCCTTGGGCTCGGTGTGCCAGTCCTACAGTCTTACGCCTTGTGTCTTCTCCGTAATTCCCGGGGGGATAAGGACCCTGTGCGTCATGCACCCGATGGAATTCGTGCACGCGCGATGCGCGACGCAGCGCTCATTGGCATCAAGGATCTCACTAATGTGGGCCCTCAGCCAATTCAGCCGTGTGCACGAGATTCTTTCTTCCTCGCGTTCGGGCTCTCACCAGTAGAGCAAGTTCGTCTTGAGAAATACTTCGAACAGGTCACTTTCAACGACTATCAACCCATCTTCCATGGTGGTGAGATTGACGTTGGTCTGTGGGTCTATGACCGACCCACCACCAGCGAGTCGTACCCCCTTTAGGCAATATGCCTAACAATTCCAAACGGAAAGGGACCGGATCGACTGCCAATCGATCCAAGTCAAAGGGGACGTCCTCCCCCAACAAGAGGACGGCAGTGGTGGCTGCAACCACCAAACCTACCCGGTCAATCCCCCGTGCCCCCCCAGTGCGCATGGCGGATGTCCACTCTGTGTGTGGCCTTACAGACCCATTCTGTAAGCACTCCATTGGAGCGAAAATCTCCGATGGTGGGCGTTCACGAACGCTAGCATACAACTTCCATCAACGCGTGAACCTTCCAACAAACGGTTCCGGCAACGGTGCACTCCTGTTCCCGTTGAGTTACCTCTATCAGCCTGTGTGTGTCGGCACCGTCGTCGGATCTTCGACGTCGGTGTCTTACACGACTTTCGCAGCCTCCAACAACTTTTTCGGTGGGGCGACGATTTCAGGTTATAGAATCACCTCTGCGGGTTTCAGATTCCGAAGCATAGCTTCGCCGCTCAATGCGAGTGGCATGGTATTCATTAGGAATTTCACCACCAAGTCACCGGCCTTGCTAGGAACCAACGACATTGCGACTTACAACTGCGACGACTATCTCGATGTAGCCCTACAGGATTGTCGCGACGTTGTTGTCGTACCCCAGCGCTTTGATGCCATGATGTCTAAACAACTCACTGACCCACTAGTCACCAATTCCAACAACTTATTGTCCAACTATGTGCCACCTGGTTGGTCCGTAGTCCAGATTGGTGTTATTGGCGGTCCAACCAGCGTCTCCGTGCTTGACATCGAAATGATTGTTAACTACGAGATCGAGTTTTCAGACAGCGATCCGATGCAGTTAGCTGCCACACCGACACCACCTGTTAACCCCATTGTTAACGATGCTGTCAACATGGTAAGCAACAGCGTCAAATCCATCGCCAAAACAGGAGCCGAATCCTTCGGGAAGATGCTCGCACAGAAAGCAACCATGGCCATCGCCGGCCTTGTCGGCGGTCGCATTGGCGGTCCATCAGGCGCTCGCGCCGGCATGATGATCGCAGATGCCGCCATGGTGGACTAGGGTAGGATCGACCGTGCGCTCTTGCGCTAAGTCGCTAAACTAACGGAAGCCTGACCCGATAACAGGTCGTGTTGTGGAATCACGCCAAACCCACCACGTCGCTAACCATAAATAGTGAGGTGCCCGCCATGCAAACCGGTTAAACACATTCCGCTAGTCGCCCCCTCGGGGGGTGCAAGCGGGTGTCCGGCTGCTCCGTCATATTGGCCACTTCGATGAAAGGGGGGGTTACCAGATGGGAGGGGATAGCTGAGGCAGTCCCCAACCTACCGTAACTTAAACTCAAGTAATCGCGGTCAATCAGCGCTGCAGCTGGTGGTGTTGTCCATCCCTGCTACCCCAGGACCAGCTCCGGTTGGTTTTGGAGTTTGTGTGGCTCGCGGAATTCCTCCCACTTAGCTAAGTGGTACCTATCCTCCTGGCAGGGGGGTAAGGGTGACTATGAGCGCAGCGACGTGCGAAGCGCCGCAGCTTCCCCGGCAGGGCCGGGTAAATCTCCAACCAAAATACTCGAAAATGCGAAAGCGGGGCTCGAGTATCAAACATGCATTCATTCGGCC